AGAGCATTTCCATACCATCAGTATAAATAATGGTATGGAGAAATCAACTAGTAAGTTTGCTAAGTACTTCTACAAGGTTATTGAAGAAGATATGACAGCAGCTGATGCTGGTGTTGGTTCTACCGGTGGTGCTGATATGCAGGGTGCTGGTGTTTATGGTGATGCTGATGATATGAGATTACCTAAAGCCCTTGGCAAGGTACAGAGACGTGCAGGTTTAGATCCAAAGAAGAAGAAGAAAAAGAAGAAGAAGAAGGCTAAAAAGACTAAATCAGTCTTTCATGAACCAATTAAGGAGGCATAATGGATTTAGGTCACTGGACATGTGACGAACAATGGGAAGAACTCCCATTTGGCTTCGTATATTTGATTACCAACACGGTATCCGATATGAAGTACATTGGAAAGAAGCAGATTGAGAAGAAAACAAAGAGACCACCATTAAAAGGTAAGAAGCGTAAGAGAATTACTATAGGTGAGTCGGATTGGAAGACATATACAGGGTCATCCGACAGATTAAACGCAGATATTGCAGAACTTGGTAAGAAAAAGTTCAAATTTGAGATAATTTACAGTTGTGGCACTAAAAGTGAGCTGGCTTACATGGAAACCCTCTACCAATTTCAGTCTGAAGTGTTAATCCGCGAAGATTTCTACAATGGCATCATGAATTGCCGTATTGGACGTGTGAAGTTCACTAAAAAGCCGCCAAAGTTGTTGATTTCTTAGTAAGAAGCAGTTATAATAGTATAGTTACCCCCCGAAGTATATATACTTACTTAAATATTAAACTCGTTATGTTAGATTCTCCTACAAATCTTAATAAGCCAAAGCTTAGGAGCTATTTTGACATCGAGAATAATGTAGAGTATATTAACCTTGTACCTTATCTTGATGATTCATTTAGAGATTATCAATATTACATTACTGAGAATGATTTAAACAGTCTTACTCAGAAGGAAAAGAATCAAATAGGTACTCATTTCATTTTAAATCAGATTCTTATTATTTGTCAGATGTCAAAGCGTAAGAAGTGCTTCTATTATGAGATAAAGGAGGAGTATGCAATTGAGAAAGTGCTTATTGAGCGCATATTTAAGGTACTCCCATCAAAGATTATTCATGGTGATGTTGATTTTGAAGAGTTTATTCGAGAGCAACGTGAGTATGAGTCATATACTCCTATCGATACAAGTAAGATTTCATGGAAGAAGTTCAAAGAGTTCTTAAAGAAGAACAACCTTACCATGATTGAAAGAAAATTTACACATGATATTAATGTAAAACTGTCCTTGTTGCATTAAATATTAGTATGTCAAAGTTTCTTAGTCTTATAAAGAATCATACTCCTAAACAATTTACAGTATCTGAGGGCCTTAAAGATGATATACTTTATGGTCTAGATGGTTCAAAAGAAGAATTTGTTAAGAACATGGACTCTTCTGGTAAGATACTATCAGATACGCTTGGTCTCGACCTTGATAAAGAGGACAATGAGGATGAGAATGATATGGGTACGGTGTTAGATGAGATTGCTGCTGATTTTGCAGACGATATGACTAAAACAGAACTTGAAGCCAAACATGGTGTTGAAAATGTCGCAAAGTTTATTAGTTATGGTGATGAGGATAATAGAGGTAGAGAAGTTGATCCAGAGGAAGTACCAGCAGAAGATTTTGAATCACTAACTAACTTTATGGATAAGGGTCGACAGAAGAAGGCTGACAGGTTCGATAGGAATAAAGGTAATATTACTGGTACATTAAATACTGCCCACGAATATATAGCTGCTGATCCAGATCCAGCAAGACCTTCACGCGGTGTAAAGAAGGTTCAGAAGAGTATTAGTGATGCTGGCGAGGCTATTGCCAAGCAGGTTAAGAACGCAACAAAAATGATCCGATAATATGAAAACAGAAAAACTTTTTAAATACTACAATTCCATTCTTAACGAAAATGTTGAGGGTGGTGCTCCAGATGCAACAGATATTGCTGAGTTGCCTCAAGATGACCTTGAACAACAACCGGAAGAAATGACTACTGAAGGTGAGAAGGTTATTGCCGATCTCCTTGTTCAGGCCTTCTTACATGAACCTAAGGATGATGATGCAGCAATTGCCAAGGATATTCAATCAGACGTTGCAACAGAACCAAAGGTTGTTGTTGCTAAAATCAGAAACCTTTTGCAGATGGGTAAAGGGGATATGAAAGATACTCTTGACCTTGCTTAAGGAACTCCTATATACTGGTGGTATGAGATTAGAAGATATCTACAATAAGCAGATCCTTAATGAAGAGGTTGAAGTAGTATTCACCACTGCTGATGGCAAGAAGGAAACATTCAATCTTGATGATGCATATGGTAAGGTTGTTGCGAGACAAATTAGACTGAGTCAAGATCCTGGCTTTGATGAAAATGTTAAATCTATTTTCATACAAGGTGATTGGGTATCAAAGAAAAAGCAGCAAGGTATTGCGAAAGCTAGATATAAAGATATTGTTATTAAGTCTCAGTATGATGAGGGGGTTGCTTTAACTGACTACCTTGCTAATAACAAAGAAAAACTTCTCAAGCTTTCTGACTGCCCTATTGGTAAGGTGTTTAGTATGACAGAAGCCATTGCTAGCAAGCTTCCAAGAGAGTTTGTTAATAATGAGTTAAATGTTTTCATTCAGAACATTCATTACCATGTTGTACCTAAAGCTTCTACTGGAGTTGGTCTTGGTGAAGGTACATTTTCAATATTCGGTACTGCTACAAAGGGTAGTAGTGGTGACCTTCAATGGGATGGTAGTGAGGTAGAGATTAAGACTAACGGTGTTGGTAAAGGCTCAGGTGCTATCTTAGGTGGTGATGGTAACATTAATGAGATTACAGATCGTCTTGAAGCTAAATCTGATTACATTAACCTTGATGGTAATACTTATACACGCTATAAAGATGAGGTTATTGAAATGATGAATGCTTATACATCACAAGGTAAGGAGCCAGCTCAAATATTGTATGATAAATTTCGAAAGGGTGCTGATCAACTTAAGAACATGATTGGAAATAGTGATCTTACAGCTTCACTTGATAGTATACAAGATGTTGAGTTGTTTATGAATACTGTTCTTTCCCGTACAGAAGGCTCTTTCACCGCTTTAAAGAAGCAGAACGGTTCAGTAGGGTTTCCTAAAGAACAACTTCTTCCAAATAGATTACTCGCCCGTCTTGATAAAGATATTCAAACAAAGGCAGGTCAAGAGAAAAATTTACCTAGCCAACTTGCTTCATTATTAGGTGCTGATGCTACTGTTGAAGATTTTATTAAGGTATTTTCTGAGATGAAGACTTATAAGTCTACTAAAACTGATATGGTACCACAATTGGTTCAGTTCTTTAAGTCATATAACTACGCTGATTTCAGTCCAAAGACTAATTACAACAACTTTCAACGTCTTGCAGGTGCAATTGCTATTATTTGTTATCAGGAGAAGATTGGTTTTGACTATCTTACAGCTGGTAATGATGATAAAATGACAATGGCAATCTTCAATACACAGAATCCAACAATCCTACCCATATATAAGCAGTTAGAAGACTGTCCAGAAGTAGTATTTGACCTTAACATTGATGTCTATGAGGGTGGCGCATATAGATCACAGACAACCATCGCGAAAGGGCCGAGAATCGTACTGAAATAAAGGAACTCCGTTATAATTAACATAGAAATGAAGAACTTCAAAGAATATTACCAAGCTCGTACGTTAATCAACGAAGCTAAAGCAAATACCCACCTTACTCACCTAGAAGAGCTTGTTCTCACTCAAGGTGAACGTGGATATGGCATTGCTCGTGGCATGGTTGCTGATCTTTTAAGTCATCTTCAAGGTAAATCGAAGAGAAAGGTTAATACCTCAGTCAAATGGGATGGTGCTCCTGCTGTTTTTGCAGGAAAGCATCCTGAAACAGGTCGCTTCTTCGTAGGAACCAAGTCAATTTTCAATAATGACCCTAAAATCAACTATACTGAAGCAGATGTAGAGATGAATCATGGTCATGCCCCTGGTTTGGCTGATAAACTTAAGAAAGCTCTCAAGTATCTTCCTAAATTGGGTATCAAAGGCATACTTCAAGGTGACTTTATGTTTGATTCTTCTTCTTTGAAGCCAATGATGGAAGATGGTAAGAAGCATTTGACATTCAAACCTAATACAATTCGTTATGCTGTTGAGTCTGACTCCGAGTTAGGTAAGGAAATTGGTAACTCCGTCTTTGGAATCGTCTTCCATACTGGTTATGCTGATCTAAAATCACCACCTCAATACAATATTTCAGTTAAGAACCTTAAGAAGGTTCCTGGTGTATGGGTTGATGATGCTGTCTTTACTGATACTACAGGTACTGTTACATTAGACCTTGATGAAGCTAAGCAAGTTAAAGATATGCTCAAGCATGCTGACAAGGTTAAGGTTAATTATAAAGGACTTCCACTTGAGTTGCTCAACATTTATGCTAACTCTGAGATTAGAGAGGGTAAGTTCTTAGAAGATGCTGAGACTTCTTACAAAGGCTTCCTTGAATGGTTCAATGGTCGTAAGGAAAAGGCAATTGCTAAGCTTAAATCTAAGGCTGGTAAGATTCGCTCTAATGAAGCCTACAGTAAGAAGATGGCGGAGATCAAATCTGAAGAGCAAAACATCATTGCAGTGTTTAAAGTAAGTAAGTTGCTTGCACAAGCCAAACAAATTTTCGTTAACAAGTATAACAACGCAGTATATAACACTAAGCACTTCTTAGATAACGGTGATGGTACTCTTAAGACTACAGCTCCAGAAGGTTATGTAGCAGTATCAAGAGCAGGTGATGCAGTTAAGCTTGTTGATCGTTTGGAATTCAGTCGTGCTAACTTCAGTGATGGTCAAACCTCAACACCAATCACCAAGTAATGAAGACTTTCAAAGAGTATTTTGAAGATCAAGAACTTACTAATAGTACTACTTTTGATGATCTTAAGAACATGCAACAAATAATTTGTTATCATGTAAGTGATTTAAATTTAACAAAAGAGTCAATCGAGCGAAAAAATCTACATGTAGGCCCTTTAACTACATCTGAATATAGAGCTGATTATAAATGGTCTCAGCTTGGTGAAGAGAGCGACCAATACTTGTATAAAGTAGTATTAAGTTTAGATAGGTTATACCCGGAATTGTATGAACATGATGATCCAGAAGAGAACACAAGTATAGCTGAGTCTAAAGGATTCTCAGTAATGGCCTACCTTAATTTGTTTGATGATTATAATCCGGATGGTAGTATGTATAATGAAGTACCTACCGGTACACCTCCACTCGCCCTTGTCGTATTAGATCCATCTGCTATAAATAATATTCAGAAGGTAAAAACGTTATTTTACGACGATTGGTATAAGGAACAATTTAATAATGAGAACATTTAAAGAGTATTT